TGCTAACCTGGGATTCAAATGCACTAGCAGCCGCGGCATCCGGTGTGCGGGGCGCATGCTGGCTGATCGAGGCGAACTTCCTGTCCGGCGTGCAGCGCATGACCAACTGGCCGACCGACGTGACGGACCCAGGCTCGGGCAACACGTTCACCCGGGCTGGCAACGCGCTGAGTCTTGCCGTAATGAACGAGAGCGAAGACAATTCACCCGGCAAGCTAGTGATCTCGATCTCGGTCGCTGACGGCGCGATCCTAGCCAAGGCAATCGGCGCAGCGTCGGAGTACCGAAATCGCTCGATTCGCGCGTTCCTGCAGTTGATGACGGCCACCGGGGTGCCCACTGGCGCGGCGAAGCAGCGCTATTATGGCTACATGGAGAGCACGTCGATTGAGCGCGCACAGCCCGACACGCGCACAGGCAAGGCGGGTGGTAGTGGCGTCATCAAGATCACGTGCACGAAGCCGGGACTTTCTCGCTCGAGACACGATGACGGGTTGCGCCTCACGCACGCGCAGCAGCAGATCGCGTATCCAGGCGACAACGGGTACGAGTACGTGCCGAACCTGATCGAGAAGCCGCAGCCATGGCTGAGTGTCCGTTTTCAAGCGTGGGAGCCGCCGAAGGGATGAGCATCGTTGCCGTCAGACTTGAAGAGTATCTGCGCCAATGTAGGTGCCATGCCTTCAACTGGCAGCATTTCAATTGCGCTCATTTCGCTGCATACTGGGTCGCGCTGGCGGAGAACAGGCCGGCCCTCAATCTAGCAAGTCTGCGCGACTGGATCAAGATGCGCGATGATGCGGGTGGAGTCGAGCCGGCAATCACGAAGTTCATTGGCCGCGAGCCCATGCCCAATGTTAATTTTGCGTCCGTGGGTGACATCGTGGTGTTGCCGAGTCGTCGCCCCGAGCGCCGCTACATCGGCATCTGCTCCGGTCGCTACTCCGCGTTCCTGCCAATGAACAGCGATGAGATCGGATTCATCTACACTACGCTCGCCGTTGCCGCGTGGCACGTTAACACGGAGGCTTTGCTTGAAGTTTAAGCTAAAAGCCGTCGTCGCGGCTGCGCTGGCGCTCCTGCCCATCACGGCGCTGGCAGACCCGATCTCGGTCGTGCTGTACCTCGGCACGGTTCTGATTTCGAATGTTTACGTTCAGGTCGGCCTGATAATCGTTGCCGGCGTCTACGGCAGCGCGAAGGCACGCAAGGCCCAGCGCACTGCGGATGCAATGGCCAGAGCGCAGCGGCTATCCGGTTTGCAGGAGCAGAGCGTAACGCTATTGAGCGAGGCTCCGTTCTGGCGAATCGTGTACGGGCGCAAGGTCGTGGGCGGCGACATCATCGCGGCCTTCACTTCTGACAAGGCATCGCGCACCGAGGCTGGAGTCTCCTACAACAGGCCCGATTGCCTCAAGCATTTCGTGATCGAGATTGCGCACCACGAGATTGCGGCGATCCATGACGTGTACCTGGATGGCGTTGCGGTCGGCACGCTCGATGGGAATGGATACCCGATCGCCGGCAGCCCGTTCTACATCTCACGATTCGATAGCCGGATGGCGACGATCGTTGCTGGTGATACTTTCGTCGACGTCCCTGATGCAGTGGCATCGCTCATCAACGCGATCGCAGTTTATGGTGACAATCCGGTATCCGGCAATTTCAACCAAGTCGATGTGACGGCCGGGATCACACTATCGATCGGCAACACGCGCATCACGACCAACGCAACGGCCGGATTCAGCAGCGTTCAGATCAATTACAAGATCGACAGCCCTCTAAAGAGTGTCCGCATACAGAAGCATTTGGGCTCTCCGTCACAGACGGTCGACACATACCTGAATGGGCTATTCCCCACGGAGTGGGACTCGTCGCATCGGCTGCGTGGCGCGGCCTACATCGTGCTCACGCTGGATCTCGAGGATCAGCGCCACCAATCGGGCGTGAATCCGACCTTCTTCGTATCGGGCCGTTTGTGCTTCGATCGACGCACTAGCACGACGATCTACACCGAGAATCCGGCCGTCTGCATCGACGACTGGCTACAGGCCCAATGGGGCTACAAGATCGCGCTGGCCGACATCGACGGCACGATCCAGCAGGAAGCTGCAAACGATTGTGATGCGCGCTCGCTGGCATCCGCCCAGGCATACTCGCAGACATTCACGGTCGATGTCTCTGGCAATTTGATGATCTTGCCGCTCGAGTCTCCGTTGAGTAGACTCGATGGGGTTCGCTTCACCACGACCGGCACGCTCCCGGCCCCGCTCGCAACGGCGACGACCTACTACCTACGGGAAGTCGGGGAAGCCGCGGACAACCGCAAAAAGTACCAGCTGTGCACATCCGTTGCCAACTCCCTTGCTGGCACGATCATCGACATCACGACGGCCGGGACCGGCACTCATACGTGCACATGGTTCGACTACCCTACCTACACGTTGAATGGTGCATTCAGTACTGCAGATTCGAAGGAGTCGATCCTCGAGGAGATGGTCGACGCGATGGCCGGTCGTGCGACCGACAGCGGCCTTTGGATAATCCAGGCCGGCGCGTGGAAAGTTCCGGTCATGGATCTGACCGAGGCAGACCTCGACGGGTTTATCTCGCTTCCACGTTGCGACACCGGATACAACGAACTGTACAACGGGATTCATGGCCAATTCATCCCGCGTTCCAAGTCCGCGAGCATCGGCTATGATGACTACCAGAACGCGACATTCCTGTCGGGTGACGGCGAACCGCTTTGGGCCGGCAAATCGTTTTGGTTCTCGGACAATGCGGTGCGTTGTCGAAACCTTGCGCGCATCAATGTCGAGGACAACCGCAACGGTCAAGTGATCGTCTTTCCGGCGAAGCTGCGCGCGTGGCCATTGAAGATCGGCGATCGCGTGACGGTGACCAGCGCCGAGTATGGGCTGTCGGCCAAGGCGTATCGCGTGACGGACTGGCAATTCTCGATCTCGTCCGTCGTGATGTTGACCCTGCAGGAGGATGCCTCCACGGTCTACGATCTGGCTGACGCGGCTACGCTCGACCCGACGCCCAATAGCGGATTGCCTGACCCGAGCATCGTCGCAGCAATGACGTTCAACGGAACGCCGACGACCACACCGACCCGGCATCCGGATGGGACAATCGTCCCGCGTATCACCGTTGCCTGGAACGCTCCGACCGACGCCCTGATGATGACTGGCACGGGCCGGATCGTTTTGAACTGGCGCCGCGCGTATCCGCCGACATGGAACCGGATCGAGGTCCCGGGCGATGAACTCAGCGTGTCATTCGAGGGGCCGCGCGAAGGCGACATCCTGACACTCGAGTTGTACGCTATCAATTCGCTGCGTGTCGGAGGGCCGCCTGCCTATCTGTCATACACAGTAGCCATCACGACCGTTCCTCGCGGTGAACTGCTGAAGCTGATCAAACACGGCACGAACTCCGACAAATTCTTGTTCGTCGTCGGCAATTCAGCGGCCAAGATCGGTGGCGACACGACGGCATGGAACATGGGGGTCTATAGCCAAGCGCCGATTTCGAATGCGTGCGAGGTGTCCTACGTCGTCGATCAGGCCGACAAGAACTTGATGGTTGGCGTCAACACTGACCCAACGCTAGACGCCAGTTACGCATCGATCGATTATGCGATCTTCACCAGATTCGACGCCACGATCGACATTTATGAGAGTTCCGTGGCAGCAGTGAGCAACGTCGGTGGTGGGTACGCAGCTGGTGATCGATTCTCGATCCGCTACACGGGCTGCGTAGTTGAATATCGGAAAAATAACACCCTGCTGAGGGTTACGCCAGCCCCGATGAATCTGGTGTTTTCGCTCGACAATTCGTTTCAGCATGCCGGGTCTGTCTCGCAGCTGGCCTTCAATCCGATCACGGCACGCGCCTGTCAACTTCGCGTAAGTGCGTACGGCGGCGCTGCTTCCGGGTATCCGTCCGAAGTTGACGCCCAACTACACAATACCGAGTCCGCGGATCTCGTGGTTTGGGGCGCTGGCCGTAGCTACATGATGGTGCGCTTCGATCGCGCCACCGGGGTTGCGACCTTCGGCCGAGTCTACGACGTCTATGGTGTCGGTGCTGTCGGCGGATTCACTGCCTCGACCTTGGCCACGGATCTGAATGCTAGTGGCGCCGATTCTGTCGTTGTAGTGTGGACCTACGACGAGCCACAATTGCATCGGCTGGACTCCGGGCTCGATGCAGCCATGTACCGATGCGGAGCAAGCGCGATCGTTTTCGGTGCCTCGTCGTTCCGAGCCAAATCCGCCTACATTCTGATAGGCATCCCCGGCTGCGGTCAGGGCAACGGGTTTGAGGCGTACAAGGGTGACGTGGACAACGACACCGGGGCGTGGTGTCACGCATCCTTCCAGATCACCCAACAAGGGCAGCTGTTCGTTAACGGCACGCTATTCACCGATTTGCGCCCCGGTGTGGTTACGACGACCACACTGGCGCTCGCATCCGCGACTTCCGTTGCCGCAGCCCTGGCGACGTTCGCGGCCGCTAGCCTAGTTTCTTCGACCGATGTGACGACAACGGCTGTTAGCTTGTCGTACGTGAATGACACAGGGGCCACCATCGATGTGCAGGTCGAGACTGCAATTGCTCAGGTTTTCCCATACGCGCTGATTAACCTAACAACGCACCTAATCTACCTAGACCAGACCGGCGCTGTCGGCGGAAATGCGACCTACACACTCGACCCAGTAAACACCGATCGTACTGGTGAACGCGGCCCAGCTGCTGTGTTCCAATTCAGTGTGGCCAACGGTGCGACCCTGGCTCTTGCAATCAAGATTCACGCCGCAGCGGCATCGACTGGTGTTAAAGCGGTGAACTGCGACAACGTTCAATTGAGATTGGCAGCGATCAAGCGATGAGCAATTTCAGCTTTTACCGTCTGGACACCGGAGAACTCACCGGGGTGTCGCTGCACACATCCGACCCGAAGATGCTGGCGATGAATATCCCTGAAGGATGCGGCTACGTCGAGGGCACTTACGATCACTTTTTCAATCGGGTGGATCTGAATACGATGCAGGTCGTCAGCCGTGATCCTCCGCCCGAGTTTCATCAGCGTGCAGAGCACATGGTGCGAGCGAGGCGTGACAGAATGCTGACCGAGACTGACTGGCGTGTTGCTCGAGCGATGGAACTCGGCAACAAGCCGAGCGATGCGTTGACCACATATCGCCAGTTGCTGCGCGATCTTCCCAAACAGCCCGGCTTCCCCCACGAGGTCATCTGGCCGCAACTGAAGGACTGAATCATGAGCATTTATCAAACCGTTCTGTCGAAGGTCTACCCGCAAGACAAGGCGAATCACTACATGCGTGGCTCGTGGGCTGCGATGCTAGGCAGTGTCGTTTCCCTGGTGACCCAGGGCGCCGTCATGTACTCGGTCTTGAATGTCTCGAGTCGCATGAATCACCGCTTCGCGACCTCGGTCCTGATTGCAGTCATGCTCGTCATTGCCGCGGTAGTCGCCACCATGCTGGCATTCGGCATCGGGTTCTGGAAGGAACACAGAGATTTGGAAAGCAACAAGGCCGCGATCGCAGCCGGCGAGCAGCCGATGCACGGAGTGGAGACCGCGGACTGGCAATTCACGGCATGGGGCGCCGCTCCGGTCGTGATCACACTTTTGGCAGCAGCCGCGGTGATTTACGGCTCTTCCTGAAGGTCGGATGGGGGCTAACGGGTACGTCGAAGGGGCAACGATGGACAACGATTTCATGAGGCACGCGCCGGGGCTCGGAGGGGCTCTTCTGGCGGCAATGTCGAAGTACAAAGACGGAATGGTCGTCGTGGGCGTTCAATTCGTGATGGGGGCAGTGCCGGTGTTGGTGCTGCGGCCAGTCATTGACTGGCTGTCGAAGAAGTACGAAGTACCGGTCGAATTGACCGGCTTCGGGATCGGACTGATCGCCGTATCAGTGACTCTAAAAGTCCTGGAGACGATCATGCAGCTGGAATTCGCGAAGCCATTCAACGAACGCATTGCGCGCTGGACCGGTGCAAGGAACACGAACCCGGAGGATGGCACGAGATCTGCCAAAACCACGGGTCAACCACCTGCAACGGAAGGACCGCAACCATGACTAACAACCTTTTCGGATTGATGGACGAGGCAACAGGTATCACAGCTTTCGTCGTGTGTCTGCTGTGTTTCGCTGGGTTGCGGTCCGAAAGGTTTCGCGATAATTGGGCTCAAAATATCGGAATGGCGATCGTTTTCATATCCTGTCTGCCGATCATCTACCATGCATTCACGGCGCA